ATATGCGTAAATATTTCGTTCATTTTTGATTACCAGCTAATAAAGCCACTACCACAGCAATTAATTGCATTGTCCATTGACGGGTATCTCCCGTATCAAGACATGGAATCCAATCTAGTATGCAAATCGATCCTATCGTTGCCGATATTGCCACTACATAAACTAAAAGTCAAATTAATACTTGCCTATAGTTTTTATTCATTTTGCGTGATAAAAACCAGCAATAAAACTAATAAATCCACTAATGGCTGAAACTATCGCCATTCCCATCCAAAACCCACCACGACTTTTATTGGCTAAAGCAACTAATTCTTTTAAATCTTTGCGAATCTCAAAAAGTTCACCTTCCATTGCTTCGACTTTTTGCCAGAGTTGGCCGTATTTAACAGGGTCAATTTGAAAATCGGACATAGCAAAACCATAGTAAAGGGTTAATTGATATATTATATTGTCCGATATATTACAGAATGTATTTTATCACTTCTTCTGGCTTTAGAAACGCATCGGGGTTATATTCGGTAAAATCCCACCAGAGAAACTGATTTTGAGCCAGATAACTGCGATCTTTTAATAAGTTAATGTTTTCTGAATGCCCATAGATTAATGGATCAGATACAGACCACAACACCACGCCAGGTTTACCGCAATCCCATGCTAAATGCTGAAAAAAAACTATCACAACCAATCCAAATGCGACACTCAGCAATTAGTTCACGCAGTCTGGCGATTGGCAAATTCTTTAGAAACTGCTGGGTTATCTGTTCTTCGCCATCAACTCCGACTTGCACAACTTCCTCAGAAATTAATGCTAACAATTCTTTCCAATAAGGGTAATTTTTAGGATTAGTTTTACCATTCATTAATGGTTTGGCAAATGGGGCAATTAATATCATAGGTATAACTTCCTATAGGCATCCTCAAGGCTACCATTCCAATTCCATTGCGCCATTTTTTTATAAACATTCCAGCGGTCTAAATCCCCAAATAACGCTTGAGCTTCGGCAATAGATCGACCTGGCACAATCTCAGGATAGCAAGTAAATACAATGGGATTAGGTATATCAGGAAGAACATGGCTAAAAACAATATGATCGCCAGCACCGCAATTAAGGACAACGATGTTAGAAGCGGCAAACTGTACGATATTTCTAAAAATCTGTTCATCATGTGCATACATATCCTCTCTGGTTTCAGACCGAATACCGCCTTGAGCTTTTAAATGCCAAATAATCGCATTTGGGCATACCAACAAATTAAGCCCTTTTTGATGCAGACCATAAGTAAATAGCGTTTCTTCCCGATGAGCTACACGGGATAAACCTAAGTTATAGTCATGCAATCCAGCACGATATAAAAATGAGCAATGCAAATGCTCTACTTTTGTTGCTTTATTGATAATTCCCCATTGGATATTAGGTTCTTTATCAATGTCAGCAATTTTTCCTGTGGATTTAGATGTGTCAAAAACATTGGGCATGGTCAAAATTGAACCGCCAACAGCGCCTACATCAAAATTTTCTGTTGCACATCTATAAAGCTGTTCTAATACATTTGGCTCTGGAATAGCATCATCATCTACTCGCCAAACCCATTTGTAACCCATTTCATTTGCTTTTTGATGAATGTAATGCTGTCCTTTTTTGTCGGCAAATAGCCATTCCCATGCAATCTTTTTGTAATCTAGGATTTGAAATATATGCTGATATATAGGGTTTTCCCGCATATCTTCGGGATTGTTATTGTCATCAAATATAACGAGCTTATCAGGGCTTTTAGTCTGATTGGCTATAGCCATTAAGACCATTGGCAAAGTCGTTGTATAACGCCCTCTGGTGGCTACTGAGCAGAGTATTTGCATAGCATTAGGTTGCATCTGTTTTGTTCTGTAATAGGTTGTAGTTCTTTTGTTATTTGCCCATGCTCATTGACATATTCAAATTCAAAATCTGGAAAGTCTGCTTCTGTAAGACCATGTAACTTGTGATGCTCACCCCAAAAGCCTTTTGGCTCATTGTGCGGCACAGTAATTAACAGCCTTTTGCAATGCTGTTTTAGCTTATTTACTACTTCCAAGCCATTATCTAAATGCTCAATAACTTCAAAAGCAACAATAGTATCGTAGTTAGCCAAATTATAGGTATTAATATTGCCATACAAAAACTGACAATTATTACCCCAATGCTGATTTTTAGCCACATCCACAATGATTGGATCATAGTCAATCCCTGTGTATTGAATTTCTTTAGGGAAAAATTGACTGCCATATCCTGTAGTGCAACCAAGTTCAAATAAAGTTGATCCAAGAATTTGTTGATTAGCCCACTCATATCTTTGTCTTTCTCTAGGAAATACTGCATCACCTTTTAGGAATACTGCTCTTTCATAATTGTTGGACAATCGCCATCTATACCAATCAAGATTATATTTTTTGGCTAATTTAAGTTCATTTAGCAAAAACTTGTTATCCCAATCTTGAACCAATGCTAAATCGTGCATTGTTCCTTCTGCTTTGTGGTAAATAGGAAAAGTGCCATTGTTGCCACAGTCCACAAGTTTAAAGCCAGCTTGTTCAGCTTTTAGGCAAAATTCTATATCTTCACAACCACCAGTATTAAAGTCATCATTAATATAGCCAATCTTATTAAAGACTTCTTTAGTAATTAATGCACAAAAGAAAATGCCAAATTTAGATTTAGTAATTGGGGAATATTGTCCAAGCACATAATTGACATCGCCTTGGTCTAGCATTTCTAGCCATTTGTTTTTAGGCTGATCTAGCAAAATGGTGTCATTGTTTAGCAGAATAATTTTATCTGCTGTTGATGCTTTAATGCCTTCATTGGTAGCTTTTGCAAAGCCTAGTGCATTGTCATCCCATCTAAACTTCATATTGGGAATGGCAGTTTTTAAATATCTAAGGTAATCCCTAGTATTGTCTGTGCAACAAGGTTTTAAGTATTTTTCGCAATTATTGTAAGTCGGTATCACTACCGAATACTTTATGGATTGCATCACTCATCCTTTAAAAGTGTTTAGAATAACATAAAAAAAATATTTATTGCCAAGGTAAAGGCGCTGGTACTGGCATGGGGGGCGGATTTATTTGAGCATTAATTTTTTCTTGAATATTATTTTCAAAAGAAGAAATAGTATCTTCCCCATAAGATGCTTGAACCCAACCAATTACTTGTTCTTCTGTAAGCTGATCGTAAGGGGTAAATCCAGCACCTTGTTGCAATTCAAAATTTCGCCAAGCGGTAATATTTGCTGTATAAGTATCTTGAACACCAATTAGCTCCCATTCAGCAGATACCACTACATCTTGTTGCCCATCAAGAACAGGCACTACATTCATTTGCAAAATAGACCAAGTATAAGTTGTCATTAGTATGTATTCTCTGTTGTGTTAATTCTAGCTACCCATTGTATAGTTTGTCCAGCCACTCCTGTAGCAGTTACAGTAAGACCACCATTGGTAGTATCTGCTGTTACTGCAATAGCCCAAGTTGCCGCATTAGCATCTCGTGATATTAAAGTAACTGTAGGAGTTCCAACTAAAAAGGTCTGTGATGCACCAACAACTCGTTTAATTTGACCTTCAATAGTCCATGCCGAACTTGATCCTTGACCGACAATAGTACCAGCTACAGTTTGTGATGCAGTTGTTGTATTTGCATAAGACACAGAGCTACTTGTGCAAGCTGTTACTATTACAGTTCCATTATATCCTGATGGCGATACACCAGCTACAGTAATAGTTTGTCCTACAGTAAATGGTGAAGCTGTTTGTGCGGCAAAAGTAAGGGTTGCAGTTGTTCCTGTTCCTGATGCGCCTGTAGTAGTAATTGGGGTCGTAGCATTAAATTGCCCGTTAGCAATAACCGAACCTTTATAATAATAAACCGAGTTATCAGGCAAAATAATTTGATTGGTTGTAGATGCAGCACCATTTGTTGATGTTAATGCTGTTGGAGTTGCTGTGGTAGTTTTGCAATATAAATTTAATAAAGAAGATTGCATACCGCCTTGAGTGATAGTGCCAACGGTACTAGCATTAATTGTGTTTAAACCTTGAATTGATCTAGTTGTAGCATTTGTTCCACCAATAATTGATGAAAAACCACCGCTAGTAGTATTAAAAGACCCACCACAAAGAACCGAATCTTGTCCACTAGCTACATTACTATCTCCAGCGCCAATAAATGCTTCTGATCCTGAAGCTGTATTAGTTGTGCCGCCAACTATAACAGCAGCTGAATTGTTTGTAGTATTACCATTTCCAGTTCCAATAAAAGCAAAACTGCTATTATTAGTATTAAAAACCCCCCCAACAACTATACCGTAAGAACCAGAAACGCTATTTTGTCTACCGCCTGATACAACACCATAGGCGGCATAAACAGTATTAGATAATCCACCAGCAATAGTGCCATAAGTAGAGCCATTTAAAATAGTATGACCTGTTCCGCCTGAAATAGTTGCATAGTTACTGCTTGCTATGGTATTTGTATCACCATTAATAATGCTTCCCGAATTAACGCTATTTCCGCCTAAAAGAGTTCCATTTAAAGCTACCCATTTAGTAGGGTAGGCTGTTATAGCACCTGAATATACTCCTGTTTGTTGAGATATATAAATTAAAGTTAAATTTTGTGCATTTCCTAAATTAAGAAGTATTTGAGAGTTCTTATCGCAAGAATCATAAATAGAAACTAATTGAGCATTTGAGCCTGTTTGATTATTTATAATTGTTATTTGTTTTCCATTTGGCGGGGTAATTGGAAGATATAATTTAATATTTGTGGTTGATCCACCAGTAGAAATATATTGAATTGGCGCACAATCATCTTCTAAACTAATAGAATATGCTGATGAACCAGCACTAGGTCTGCTAAAGTCCCAGTATTGAACAGTAGGGGCTTGAGTGCCAACTAAGCTATTAAACATTAATAATCCCCACCTATTGTAGAGCAATCATAGCCTGCGGCTACAGCAGTTCCAAAAGTAAAATAAAGAATATAGCCCGCTGGAATACTAATATTTAATGGAATAATAATATCTGGCTGTTCAGTTGTTTGAGAAACGGTTGTAGCTGATAAAGTGCGTTCATATATTTGTGTATTGTTTGCTGCTGTTCCTGTAGAAGAACCATTGTTTAACCAAACCCGCATTACTGTTTGCACATTAGTGCCTAATGATCTAGCTCTTACAAAATCTACTCTTGAGCCATTTGTACCAGCCGTATAGCCTGAGTTGTAGTTAGTGCCTGATGTTAAGTCAGTAGTAGTGTTAGCTGTTAGACCAGCCGCATTAACCCAAGTAATCTTGGGTGTTAAGGGAAAGATTGGTGCTGTATTTTGAGCCATTAGAAACCTCCAAAGATTTGGGCTTGCATTTTAGTAATTGGTAAAGATGAACCACCACCGCCACCCGAACCAGAAAAACCTGAGATACCACTATATCCAGAAATACCAGAACCGCTGTAGCCAGACAATCCTAATCCTGAATAACCAGAAATTCCGCTATATCCTGAAATGCCAGAATACCCTGAAATTCCAAAACCCGAATAGCCCGAAATACCAGAGCCTGAATATCCAGAAATACCACTACCAGAATAACCGGATACACCTGAATAACCAGAAGTTCCTATACCTGAGTAACCTGAGATGCCAGAGAATCCACTTATACCACTTCCAGAATAACCAGAAAATCCAGAATACCCCGATACACCGCTTCCAGAGTAACCGCTGTAACCACTAATTCCTGAAAATCCAGAAGCGCCATTAGTTCCGCTGATGCCAGAATAACCGCTATATCCGCTAATACCAGACCATCCTGAAGTTCCTGAGTAACCAGACCAGCCTGATGTACCAGAGTAGCCAGAAGTGCCGCTATAGCCCGAATAGCCTGACCAACCTGATATACCACTTCCAGAATAACCAGAATAACCACTAGCACCAATTCCTGAATAACCAGAGAATCCACTAATTCCGCTACCACTAAATCCAGAATAGCCACTAACTCCGCTACCGCTGTACCCAGAAATGCCAGAGAAACCGCTAAAACCAGAAGTAGATGCTCCAGAATATCCAGATATTCCTGAACCGCTATACCCGCTAAATCCAGACAAACCAGAACCTGAATATCCGCTTATTCCAGATCCGCTATAACCCGAAAAGCCACTTGTTCCGCTTCCAGAGTAGCCACTTATTCCACTTCCAGAATAACCGCTAATACCACTATATCCGCTGTAACCAGAAGTTCCGCTGTAACCAGAAGTTCCGCTATAACCTGATATTCCGCTATAACCTGAGATACCAGAAATACCACTAAAACCTGAAGTTCCAGAATATCCTGAAATGCCTGAGTAACCTGAAGTTCCAGAGTATCCGCTGATACCTGAGTAACCACTAAATCCGCTAATGCCTGAGTAACCAGAGAATCCTGAGATTCCAGAGTAACCACTAAATCCAGAGTAGCCAGAAACACCAGAACCAGAATATCCGCTAATACCTGAAAATCCTGAAATTCCACTAAATCCGCTAGTGCCATTAATTCCTGAAAATCCAGAAATACCGCTATAGCCAGAAATACCGCTGTAGCCTGATATACCGCTAAAACCTGATGCACCGCTAAAACCAGAAATACCTAAACCGCTATAACCTGAGTAACCAGAGTAACCCGACAAACCAATTCCTGAAAAACCTGAATAGCCACTTATACCGCTTCCTGAATAGCCACTAAATCCGCTGGTAGAAGCCCCCGAAAATCCTGAGTAGCCCGATATGCCAGAACCAGAATAGCCAGAGAAACCTGAAACTGTTGCACCAGAATATCCTGATGTTCCGCTATACCCGCTAAAACCAGAAACAGTTGCACCACTATAACCAGACCAGCCCGAGATTCCACTTCCCGAAAATCCTGAGTCTCCACTAACCCCACTACCTGAATATCCTGATTTTCCACTAAAGCCGCTTATGCCGCTTCCACTAAACCCTGAA